TTTGTCTTCTGTCCCTTGTCCGTCTCGAAAAATTTATAATTTTTCCGGAGCATCTTTTTATAACGTGTCTCAACCCCCTTGAGAGTTGTAAGCCCCCTGAAATATTTGAGGGGTGCGTAGATCTTACCTTCAGAATTACGCAGTTGCCCGACCTTCTTGGTGATGGTAGCATCGCTGAGAGGCATCTTACTTCTCACCGAGATAATTTATAGCTGCCCCGATACTCGAATAAATACATTTCCCAAATTTAACCCTACCAGTCCTAGGATTATAATAGCCCACATGACCATTAAAAGTTGCCTTGTGAAGTTCACCCATATAAAAAATACAATATTATAATAATCAGGTGAAGATGGGTTTGTCAATTATTATGGGAAATATGTTTTCTGGTAAAACTTCAGAACTTATTCGACGACTTAAGCGTCTAAAAGTTATTGGTAAAAATATAATCGTTGTCAATTCCGCAAAAGATATCAGATCACCCGAGGAAGTTTTGAAAACCCATGATAATGTACAATTCAATTGTCATAAAGTGTTTGACCTATTTGAACTTATGAATAGAGATGAGTTTGACATGGCTGATATCGTCGCCATAGATGAGGCACAATTCTTTCCTAATCTCAAAAAGTTTGTTGAGTGTTGTCTATCTATCAATAAATGTGTGATTCTGGCTGGTCTCGATGCTGATTCTTTTCAGAGAAAGTTTGGTGAACTCATCGACTGTATCCCACTCGCATGTGATGTGACCAAACTCTCGGCACTCTGTATGCGATGCAAAGATGGAACCCCAGGACCCTTTACCAAGAGAATTGTAGACGACAAAACCCTAGAACTCATAGGTGGCAGTGATATGTACATCGCAACGTGTCGGAATCACCTGTGAACATCAAGGATAAGTACAACCCTTCGACCATCACCAGTTTTAACCAGTTCATGGTATCTTGCATGATCAAAGAGGATATCTTCACCCTCTCTGTGTATGTGACGCCCATTCTCAGTGTACAGGCTACAATCACCCTCACCATGTATAGTCAGTTGGTATCGTAGGAGTTCATTGGATTCAGCACGATGTGGGTGCAAAACCATGGGACCCTCTATGACCGCAAATGAGGCACCCTCCGTGTGTATACACGGTATTTGGTTGATGAGACTATCCAGGAGTGGAAACTGTGTAGCCTTGTAGAAATAGTACCCATCATTCTTTTCAAACCACGGATTTGTATCATGGTACCAGGTCTTTTCAAGAGTTGGTGAAACTTTTTCAAATTCTTCACGCAACCTGGGATAATGAAGTTTCAGTAGAAGAAGACCAGGGTAGTGCTTTACATCGTGCTCGGACAAGCAATGTACCAGGTCCCTGAAAGTATTCTGTATACCAAGGAGTGGTCGCCATGCATTTGAAAAGTAAAGGTGGTCGACAGGTGGTTTCATATAATCATACAGGACCATCATTATGGGGGCAAACAGGAGACGCCACATTATTTTCTCAGTAGATAATAAAAATGCCTGGTTACCCCAAGTCCATGTATGCCGAGCCCCAACCCACTGAGGAGGTCGCGACCACTGAGTCTCGCTTCTCCATGCCCAAGATGCCCCAACTTACCATCATCCAGATGCTGCTTGTTGCTCTCATCGCTGGGTATGCCTTCACCGCGCGTAAGATGAACGGTGTCGTCGTTGCCAGTCTTGCGCTCACCGTTGGACTCCTCCACATGTACGACCACATGTACCGTGTCCAGCGTGGCCCCGAGAAGCTCTTCTTCCTTGGTCAGCCCAAGGCGGAAAAGTACTGCACAAGCTGCAAGTAAATTATCTCTGTAAAATATAAGTATGCGCGTCAAGATTATTCGTAGCCCCAACCCTAAAAAGAAGTTGAGGGCTGTCTTAGAAGACGGCAGGACTGTTGACTTTGGTGCACGTGGGTATTCCGACTACACCAAACACAAGAATCCTTCACGTATGCGTTCCTACGTACTCCGCCATGGTGGTCGAGTACCCAAACGCACAATAGCAGAGAGAGACCCCAAGAAAATTCAGGATATGATGCTCAATGTGACATTCAGTGACAAAGAGAATTGGAATATGAGTGGTATCGACGGGGCTGGTTTTTGGTCCCGTTGGTACCTCTGGAGTTTTCCTACGTTTCAGGGTGTTGAGAAGTTCATGTCTAAGAGGTTTGGGATTATTTTTCTCTGATTAATGTAATATGGCTGAGATAGCCCTCATAGTTTGTGTGCTATCTTCCCTCAGTGCCTCCATGGGTGGGGGATTTTACATGTTCAAAAAAGAACAAGAGAACACGGCTAAGGAAGAATTGATAGCAGAGAAGAAGGCGTCACCTTATGTCAGTGCCTTTATGGAATGTGATTATAAGGGGGATGGACACGCATTTGGGGAAGATACTCAATTTGTTGATGGAGAAATCACAATATCAGTGGGAACACCTTTTAAATCTCTCATCGTACCGGCAGGTTTCAGTGTTGACACCTACCCCAAAGAAAACAAAGGTGGTGCAAAATTAACCCTAGGTGGTCCATCAGACCAAAAGTGTACCAGCATCAAATCAATGGTTGTCACGAAAGTCTAATTTAAACTTTTCAAACTTTTTAAAAAATTGAATCATCGTGTTCAGGCGTTCGTAAAGCTCCTCACCGAGATACTGCTCTACGAATTCTTCAGGGTTTCCATTTTCTCGCATGGCATTGGCGTAGGTACAAAGTAGTGAGTATGCTTCGTCCACATTTTCACCACTCCAGGTCTCTAAGAGGGTTTTGACTTTTCTCAATCTGAGAGTGCCTTCCATACTTATCTTAATCCCCTCTTTTTTAATATCAGTATAAACTAATATGGCTGCTATCGCAATTGGTGCAGTCTTTATGTGTTGTGTTTGTAGTGCTGTAGGGGGTGGTGGTTACTTATACATCGAAGAGCAGAAACGCCAAGATAGGATAAAAACCGCATTGATGACACAGGGTGTAACCTGGTTTGAAGAGTGTAATTTTAAAGGTGGTATCGTCATGGAAAATATTTTCGAATTACCCATTAGCCCCGATGCCGAGTTTCAGTTGAAGTCAATAGGTGCTAAATCATTTATAGTTGGACCTAATGTAAAGTTAGTCTTCTATAGAGATGAAGAGAGAACCGACGCCGTAGAAACAATCACAGTTCCCAAGAAATATCCATGTAACGGGTCCGACCGTTATCAAAATATGATAATAACCCCAATTATTTAGGCCACCATTCCCTTCTTTTTGAGGACGTTTTTCAGTTCAGCCATGAGTTTCGCGCGTCCAGCATTTACGACTGGTGCTCGTCGTTGGGGTGGTGGAGGAGGAGGTGGGGGAGGGGCACCCACCGACCGGGTTGGAACTATAATAGTTTGACACACTCTGATAACTTTCTGTGCATTTTTCACACTGTTCTCAAAGTTCATCCTAATTTTAGCGCGAAGTTCCCTAGCTGTGAGCTGAACGCGTTTTCCCTTGACAGTTTTGGTGACACGAAGACCTTGCTTCTTAGCCTTATTTTTCAATTCTAGATACTGCATCTACTGTTCATTGAGATTATTTATTCTAATATAAAGTTATCATTCTTGATTCTAGTAACATGTTAGCTATTGGTCAAACCTCAATTTGTTTTCATAACATCGGGCGACGAGTACGAACTTATCGACAGCGAAAAAAACCATGTATGAAGAAGGTTGACAAGCTCGATTGCGCTATACGTCACAGAAGGTGTCCAGGTTGCCCCTTCAATGACTTCTTCAAGCCGGAGACAATCAATACAAAATCAAATCGGTAAAACATGTGATGTCATCACTTGCAATAAGTCTAGCATATAACATATCTTCCTGGTTAAAGTGTAACGGATTGGGTTTACTATGTCTATATAACTCCTGTAAATTGAAACCAACTTGATCTAAACGTAGTAGTATTTTAGCCAAGACATCAAAATCAAGAACTGAAATACCCATACGAAAATTTACATTATTCACAGTGTACTCACCATTATCAGTTCGAACCAGAAACTGTTTCTTTATCATATGATCTATATTATTTGTTGGTTCCCTACCAATTTGATTCATGATACGTTTAATTTCTGCCACTTCATTCATATCTACAATTAATTTCCGAATGAAATCTCTCTTACCTTTTGGTAGTGACATCTTACAGTGTATAAAGATAAAAAACGCACTTACGGTAAGATGAGTGATGTCATAGAGCTTAAAATTCTTATTAACAGGGTTCTTCTTCCTAGAATTAGACAGCTCGAGGAAGAAGTCACATCTCTACGAAAACACACATGGCCATATGTACAAGGTAAAAAGGAGGCGCACCAACTTCACGATATCAGGATGAAAGCGGATTTTCTTAAACATCTTGATGACGATACGATAGTTGAACTTCTGCGCATAAAGGCGGAATTGTCAGGTAAATCTGGGTTTATAACTAGGGAATACGATAGTATCCATAATAATTTTTGTTGACGTATAGTAAAGATGTTAGGAGCTCTCATGTCAACCTCGGGTGAACCAATGAGTAACGACAAGCTTGGAATGACTGTAGGTTCTTGCATTTGTTCCATGCTTGTTGTAATGCTTATCATGAAAATGCCAATGAAACCACCCCCCGTATTAGCCGTGTGTGCTCTGTCATGCTGTTGTTCTTCCAGTCAGACGAGTTCACTTGTAAATGACATACAGAAACGTGTCAAAAAGATGCAGGAAACTCCAGCGGAAACTCCAGCGGAAACTCCAGCGGCGTAATAAATTAGAAGTAATCATCAGTCCTGTACATGTTTACAGTGAATGAACCAGTCTTTCCCATAACGGTGACTGTTTCATTTCCGTATAGCTCTTGGCACCCAATGTCTTCCATGCAGTCTCTCGCATTGTGGGAAACTGATACTGGGTAAATGTTTTCACCTCCCGTGGTGGTATAGTAACTGTAGCGGTCCCGACGACCACGGACCTCTTTACCGTAAAGAGGGAGGGTTTCCTCACCATTCGTGATGAGACCCATCTGCTGCATGTGTCCGGGTTTGTACTGCTTGATAGGGGGTCCTCTAAATTCGGGTTCCCGCACCTGTGCACGGCGAGTGGGCACTGGACGCACTGGTACTGGAACAGCCACTTCTACTGGGACCTCGACAACTTGGGGGTTGTAGAACATGTAGCCTACAGCCGCGATAAGTACGACAACGGTCAGTAGTAACAATTGAGTTTTTTGTTTGTTCTTCATATACTATAGTTAAGGAAAATCTTTCACATAAAGACATGAAGGTGTTGGCGATAGACATCGGGTTTCATAATATGGGTCTCGTTTTAGCAGAGTCTTTATCGCGACCAAAAATTACGGTAGAGTTCCTAAAGAAGGTAAGTTTGGAAGATTATAAATATATAAAGTCAAATGATTTTGTAGACACTATTCCTTTATTTGTAGAAGATCACCAAAGTATTTTCGATTCAGCTGACAAAATACTTATAGAACGACAACCACCTGGTGGCTTTCAAAATATCGAGATTTTATTACATTACATGTTCAAAGAGAAGGTTTTATTAGTTTCACCTGTGAGCATGCATGTGCATTTTGGGATGCGACATTTAAATTATGAAGAACGTAAGGAAAGAACAGTAGCCATAGCAG